CCCTTTTTGAGTATCCCCCCCCCCCCCCTATTTGAATTCTTTACACTTACGCTACTCGCTGTGCTCGTAGCTTTTATCTCTGGCAATTCTGCCATTTTAACTTAGTATACTATAGGAGATTTATTATGTTTGGTCTTAATACCGCTATTCGTTCTGTTGCTACTGGTGTAGCTGCTTCTGTTGATTCAGCATCTCGTACTTTTGTTGGTTCACTTACTTTAGTTGAGACTGCTGTAACAAGACGTTTAGATGAAAAAGTACAAAAAGCTAAAACATTACAGTTACATGCTGAAATCTATAAAGATGTGCAAGAAACTGCTAAGTCTACTGGTTTTACATCAGTAGAAGAAATGAAAGATAAAGTATCTTCTTTCATGGATTCTTTATAATAAATAAGGGGATATTAATCCCCTTTTTATTTTTTATTACACTAAATAATTACACTAAATAAACACTATACATACACTAGATAAACACTGTATAGACATACAAATAAATAACTCTATTATGAATAAAAAGTGAATAATTATGCAGTAAATAATCTTTATAGTGCATAACATATGCATAAAAATAAATAATATGTATATCTTATACTCTATCTACACTATTTACACAATACTTTATAGCATTTATATCTATCCATTTAAGATTAACTTTACCTGTCATAACATAATACTTTGCTTTACATTCTATTAAATGTTTCCTAGTCTCATTAGGATTAACTCTAACATAAATAGAACCTCTAACATTCTCTGAACCATAAATAAAAATATACTTTAGAGTAGTCTTTAACTCATCTAATAAGTTACCTTTAAATGTCTCAATAACTCTAATAGGTTTATGTACTTTAGTATACATAGAACCATGATTATTAAAGTGTTGTTTTAATCTCTTAGGAATATTCTTACTATATCCTATATAGTATTTATTATTCTCTAATTCTAGTACGTATATACCTTTACTTACCATATTGTATATAATTTAATCTATATTAAATATAATATATTTATCATATAAATGATTAAAAGTCAATCAACTAAACCATAAAAGTACTATAAAAATATACATGTCTAAAATACTCTCTAAATAGCGTTCTAAAGGACTTTAATAAAGATTAATACAATCTATCATCTTTATAAAAATAGTTCTTATATGCTTCATTTTAGTGTGTTATATCTTTAATACACTATATGGTCCTATTTTATATAAACACCTAATATCTAGCTAAGTACATAACACTCACTTCGTTCGTGTATTTATATATGGACTAATAACAATATTATGGAGGAATATACAATGTTTGATGTTCAATTAGTAATAGATTACAACCGTACTTTTGGTACTCGTTTAGACCCAGAGGCACGTTATAGTAAATTTACTCTAGCTTCTATGCGTAGAAAGCTAGCAGAACGTGGGATATATGGATATACGTGGTCTTATTAGGACTCACTACGTTCGTCCTTTTATGTGTGGATAGCCGTTTGGCTTAGATTAACAATCCGTTTGGAGGAATTATGGAATATCCATATGATTATGATTTTGATATTTACGATGTATTAGACGATATGGAGTAAATATGAATTATTTAGTAAACAAAATTGGTCTAGGTCACAGTATTGCAGTAATTATTGTGGCTATTCTTACATTATTAGCAGTGGGTGCAAAAGCAGACGCTGTTAAACGTGTGAATTACGCTATTGACTATGAGCTAGGCGTAGCTCACTTATGTGACGGAACAGATACAGCTTATGAAGTACATGGCTGTAAATATGATTATTCGGAGTATATGAACAAATAGTTCTTTCTTCGAACAACCGGTTGAGCGTGGTATTTATACCGTATGGTTTCGCTTCGCTCAACCTTTTATTTGTGGCAATAGTGCCAATAACTTTTAAACAACTTAACAAAGAGGAAATTCCTATGTCATTATTCGATAAAGTAAACAACAAACCAGCAGTAGTAGCAAAATCAACTGAAGAACGTAAACCTTCTGAATTCTTCATCAACTTAGGCTTCAAAAAAGTCTATGGTGAGGGCGAAGACGCAGTTGAACGCTTTGTACAAATCCCATTGTTCATTACTGCTGATAACATTCAGCAAGGTATTGAACGTACTCGCAAAAACTGCTCAGCAAATAGCCCTGAAGAATGGCTTGAATTTATTCAAGACCAAATCACCTTAGGTGAAGATTTGGTAGCTCTATTCAGTGAAATTGGCGAGGGTCAGTCTATCGTCAATAAAGATATTCCTGAAGACCATGAACTTGCGTATTTCAGCAATCTTCAAGTGCAATTCGTGCATAAAGATATGCACAAAGCACCAGTTGTATCTAAACCAACTGACGTGAAAGCTCGCCGAGCAAGCTTCAAATAACCAATAACCCACTGGCAACAGTGGGTTTTATTTTTTGATATAAACATACTGGAGAATATATGTTAGGAAACGTTATTCGTAATGCAACAGGTGTTGTAGACGGTGTATTAGGATTAGTAAATACTGGTATCACTGCTACAGCATGTGGTTTAAATACTTTGAACCAAGAAATCAAAGAAATTGCCGAACCTTTAACAGAGTCTCAAAAATTCTTACAACAGCCAAGTATGGCTATGGAATTCTTGAACCAGAACAAACCATCTCATTTTGGTAAAGTACAGCCTACTAAACAGTATGAACGTACTATTGTGTACGAAGGTAAAGTAGCGATTAAAGACGGTGATGATATCTATCGTACTGAACTAGATGCTAGTCACTATAACTTAGTGATTGAGTGCATGCATTATGCAAAAAATGTGCTTACTTATCTTGCAACTTCTGAAAGTGGTATGGCAGATTACTTCCCATTAACAAATGGTAAAGTAACGCTTATTTTGTGGAATAATCTACAAGATGAACCATCAGAAAACATTGAGCAAATGGCTCTTGTTATGCTCAGAGCAATAGAAGAAGTAAACGCTTAATATAAGGGCAGAAATGCCCTTTTCTTTTGGAGAATAATATGGAAAACAACAGAGATGTATATGCAGAGCTATACGAAAAATTAACTAATGTTAAAGAAGATATCAATCTAATTGAGAAACAGAAATTCTTCGAAATTAAATACAACAAACGTCAGCGTAGACAAATATTACAAGACGCATTAGCACCTTGTTTACAACCACTTCTTGAAGTGGATAGTCCTGAACTAACTGAAGAAGAAAGAGCTGAATTTGAATATGTACTACATACAGCATTAGAAATTCTATGTATTCTCATAGAAAGACAAACAGTAACCATGAATGTACTCATTGAAATGGTTATTGAACGTGATGAACTTAACAAAGCGTTAGACATCGCTAAAGTAGTTCAAATAGGCTATAACTATGGCTTATGGAACGTAACAAAAGACAGATATACTCGATTACATAATATCTGGGAACTAAACGATAAAGTGAAACATACATTGGAACAATTTAGATTTGTTAATCCAATGATTGTTAAACCTTTACCGGTGAACCAGAAAGGAAATAATCGTGGTAGTGGTTATCTTACTATTGGTTCAGACAGTTTATTGTTAGGGGGACAATATCATACAAAAGATATTTGTACCGAAATCCTAGATAAACTAAACGATACAGCATATGAAATTAATACTGACTTAATGCGTACTTATCGCAATAGTTGGAAACATATGCATGCACCTAAAAAAGCAAATGGTATCGACCAAATGAAAGATGAAACTATAGACGAATACAACAAACGTATTCAAGCATTTGAAGACTATGAAAAGCTTGTATTCAAATCTGTAGCAGAAATCTACAATTCAGAAAACCAATGTTATCTCACGCATAAATACGATAAACGAGGACGAGTATATTGTGTTGGATACCAAATTTCATACCAAAGTAACAGTTATGGTAAAGCTATTCTTAACTTCAAGAATAAACAAACCGTAACAGATGAAATCAACTTCTTTGAGGAATAAAACATGCAACTATTCACTGGAAAACAATATCTTCAAATTGATATTGCTAATAACTCAGGCTTTGACAAATTAAACTATGATGAACGTATTAGCAAAACTTTGGAAATGTATCCAGAGGATAAAGTTAAATATGCTTCAAATGAAGAGTTAAAAGAATTAGTCAGAGTAAACCAAGCAGATGAACCAGAATTAACATTTGCTGGCTTAATGGCTTATAGAGATGTATTAAACGGTATCCCAACAGGATACCGTGTAGCTCTAGATAGCTGTTGTTCAGGTAGCCAACTCATGTCAGCATTAACCAGATGTACTTCTGGTTTATATCTTACTGGCATGTATGGTGATAAACGTATGGACCTATATACTGAAGTATTTAAACGCTTCAAAGAACTTCTAGGCTCAGACGTAGAAATCAGTCGTGTACATATTAAGAAAGCAATCATGACCGGAAATTATGGTTCTATTGCTCAACCTAATCGTGTATTAGGTAAAGATAATATGTGGGCATATGAAAAGGCTATGGAAGAATTATGTGAGGGTGCATGGGAACTAAGACAATTACTCTTAGATACATGGAATCCTAACGTAGACTCTCAAGACTGGATTATGCCAGACGGATTTCATGTAGTATGCCCTGTAATGGAAAAAGTTGAATATACTGTAGAAATCGGAGATGAAAAGTATCCATTCAACGTAAAAGAACAAAAGCCATCAGACTTTGGTTTATCTAATGTTGCTAATGTAGTTCACTCACTAGACAGTTATCTCGTTAGAGAAATGGTCAGAAGAGTGAAATACAACAAAGCTCATGTAGAATATGTATTATACTTATTGAACCAGTATAATGCAGACCATTCAGCAGACCTTAAGATTGCACCATTAGATACCCTTCCTACATTCGATTTACTCATGCACTATTTTGAAGAAACCAATATGCTTACTGTACGCATTATTGACGAAATTCAATCTATTGCAGACGTAGCTCGTTTGAGTACAGCACATAGAACAGCACTAAAAGAAGTACTGTCTAAAATGATACAATACGAACCATTCGATATTGCTATCATTCACGACTCGTTCAGTGCTCATCCTAATAATCTCAATTATGTCAGATATTGGTATAACCACATGGTAGCAAACGTAGTAGATAGTAATCTATTACAATGTATCCTAGACCAAATCTCACCAGAGAAAATCTATGTTAATGACGCTATCTATACCCGCAAAATGATTGCGAAAAAGGTACTAGACAGCGATTATGGTATTTGCTAAAAATCAGCGTCCCTAATGGGACGCTTTTTTTTTTAAAGGACTCATTATGGTATTCGAGTATAAAAGACCTGTTCCAAAGGTCAGATACATTGGTATTAGACTTATTAGAACAAGTGAAAATACAGACAAAGAAGTTCATGCTTATGAAGTAAACGGAACTGCTTATGTAGGTGCAAGTGCAGACAAACTCATTGCACTAGAAGAAATTCTGAATCTATTAGGATTAACTCATTATTCCCTAGTAGAAGAAGATAAACGCTAGAAATAGCATCAATTAACTATTAATAGGAAATTAACCATGATTCTTACACAAGAACAAATTGCACGTTTAGAGCAATTAAAATCTAAACCAAACCTTACTATCTCAGAAAAAGCAGAGTTAGACTTTTTGTCATCTGTTGAACCAGAACAAAAAGAAGTTTCTAAATTCTATCAAATTATGTTTGATAAGAATGATGAAGTTAAACAAGCTATTAATGAAGGTAACTTCCAAGTAGTACGTGATATTGTGTGCCCTGCAGCATTAGATATTGCTCATTACTTTGGTTCACTTGCTAAACAAGAAGGGCTTAAATCAGGTATTCATCTTATGGAACAGATGACTGATATCAACATTGAAAACTTTGCTGAACAAGTTATTCCTACTGCTGAAGAAACACCAGTTCAACTCACACTTTTTGGTAAATTAATCCAAAAAACTGATAGTACAGACATTGATGCTGTAAAATTCCGTGAATGGTACACAGATGCAGAAATTCAAGTAGCAGAAAAAACTCTAACATTGTTAGATGATGTTCCACCATACTTTGCATCACCATTAATCCAAGTAACAACATTGTTATCATTAGATGACCTTATGCGTGAATTACGTGAAGCATTACCTGAGTATATCCAAACAGTGTTACCTGAACGATATACTGTTGATGAATACCGGATTGCATTAGGAATTCTACATGGAGCTTCAAAACATTTGTTACGCTGGATGGTATCAATGTGGAATGGTATGTATAGCGGAAATTACACTAGATTCGGTACATATCAAGAATTATCTGAATTATCAGAAAAATTCCTAACAGACATTGGTACTGAAGTTAAAAACTTAAAAGCAGCGAAACAAAAAGCTGAATCAGAAGTGATAGACATCATTAAAGCTATTATTGAAAAAGCTATTGAAGAATCTAAAGAATAGCTAGGCTATGCCACTTTGTTCCCTAATGGGAACAAAGAAAAAACAGGTGAAGGGTTGGTCCTTTGCCTGTTTTGTTTTATGGAGTTTTTATGAAAATTATTATACACGAGTTTGATGTAGATAATCGCCTTTATGCATCATTAGGATTAGATGCAAAGTTCTTTCCACAGTTAAAACGTACTATAAACAGAACAGAAGAATGGTTAAATGATTTAAGCATTTGGGGAATTGTACCAAGAGCAATCCGGTATAAATCTATTTTAAACTATGACTGTATTGTTTTAGTAGGAAGAATTAGAAACGATAGCGGTGAATTATTCGTATTAGATAAATGTGCTAATCCTTATATAGAAATAGCAAAATACGCAGAAATACCTTTCATATCTGTAATAAATAATAGTTACACAGAAAACATTGAAACAGACCTTCTCAGAGAATCTTATCATTATAAACAACCTATTATTGATGTAGCTTTTTTAGAAGATAAACTCAGAGAAATGGGTATGACTAAAAAGAGTAAAGTACTTTTGTTAAATACAAATCCACATATTCCTAACGGTAATCAGCAAGATATTTGTATTGCTACGTATAAAGTATTAAAGGAATTCAAATGAATGTAACAGCAGAATGTATCAATAGTGGAGCAGTAGATTATGGATATTTTCCTGTAAGAACTTTAAGATTACAGAATGCTGCAGAATTACCATGTATATTATATCAAGGTGTTCCACATTATATTGGTTCAAGAGCCACTATGTATATTGATATAGACTTTACTGACCTTATAAATTATGACGCTATTGTCGTTATGGATGATTCATTCATTAGACCGGATGGCACATTAATTTTTAATTCTATGTTAGTTCACCCAATAAGATTTATTGCTGAATGTTTGGATATCCCTCTTATCTTTTGTACAAAAAAAGGTAACTATACATCATTAAAACAAAATGAAACTGAACTGTTTAAAATAGTTACTTCAATTAATGCACTTAAGCTAGCAATAAAAAATCTAAATTTAAATTCTGATTCTAAAGTCTATGTAATCAATGCATGGTGTTCTATGGATATGGTTTACCCAGAAGTTAATCTGCATACAAAGTATGGATTAAAGTTTCTTAAGGAATACTAATGAAAATCACTAAATTATATATAGACAGTTCTTTAGACCTTAATCTATGGAACTGGAAACGTGTAGATGAATATACTACATCAGAAGGAAGAGAAACTGAGGAAGTTATTGGAAAGTACATCATTGCTGAAGGTTGTGAAACTTTATTCGGAAATGTTGCTGCGTATGCTACAACTTTCCATTATTCAAAAGTTTTAAATTATGACGCAGTAATCTATGTAGGAAAAACTTATGTAGGTGATGACGTTGGTGATATTTACCCAAATACTTTTAAAGCTAATCATGAATTACATTTGTTTGAAAAAATATTTCCACAAACTTTTAATGCAGATATCTATAATGCTATCTGTCATTGCATGGGAATACCTTTTATCTTTATTTCAACTGATAATCAGATAAGTGCTGAAGTTGCAGAATCTTATTCTGGAGATAATTATTATATCCTTACTTCACCTTACGAACTTCAATATACCCTTCGTAAACTCAATATCTCTTCAAAATCTAAAGTACTTTTATTACAGTTAGATACTGACTTTAAATATGATGAAGAAGATACATTGTCAGATGTTTTAGACGCTATTAGCGTAGTAGAAAATACATTAAGCAACTGGAAATAGTTATGAATATTTATAGATATACTCTAAATAGTAAATTACATTCTCAATACAAGTACCTTAAAGCTTTAGACTTCGGAGATAGAGAAGATAACAATAATTACAGTAATTTTAGATTGTTATCAGATGTATCAAGAAACTATTTAGGTACTAGCACAGAAAAAGCGGCTGATTTTGATTATGCTCAATTACTTGATGCAGACCTAATCATTCTTGTAAGTGCTTCTTACATTGGTGACAATGTTGATGGTTATCTTGACTGTAGTGATATTTTTACTGAACCAAGATATAAACGTTATCAAGACATGATACTTCCTACAAGTGTATTTGGTGATACATTTCTGACAGCAGGTACTTTCTTAGATATTCCTACATTATTTGTTGGAACTAGTTATGTAGATTCTATAGAAAAATATGGTAAATCTATTGCTAAATCCCCTTACTATATCGTTTCTCACCGTGACAGTATTATGGGTGTACTAACTGAAATCAATCTTAAAAAAGATGCAGAAGTCTTTATTATAGTGACTGATAAACATCACCATGATACAAAACATACTAACATTGTGTTAAAGCAAGTAGAAAAGGAATTGAAACTCTATGCACGTATGATTGATTGAGGAAATCATGAACATCGAAATCAATACTATTACTGAAGAAACAAAATGTTTAGGTTATAAACATTATGGTGAGCCTGTACCGGATAAAATGTTTTTCCATAGTTGTCTATTCAATACAGTTAGAAATCAGATTTATGGTTCTAAATTTGTAAGCTATGACTATAAAAAGCTTTTAGATGTAGACTTACTTATCTTTATGGATGAATGGGTAGTAGATAGAAAGTTTGAAGGGTATCCGCTTGGAAAACTTATCCCTGCATCAATGGAAACTGCAACATTCAGATTTATAGCAAAGATATTGGAAATTCCTGTTATCTATGTAGTAACTACATTTAGAGCCATTCCAACAGGTTATATGTATGATGAAAATCAGACAAAACTATATAGAACTTGTTACGAAGAGTATCTAGAAGAAACTCTGAAAGATATGGATATTCCAAAAGACGCTAATGTTCTTATTCTTCCTATGCGTGCAGCAGATGGTTATGACATTCTAACAACACAAGCTATCGAATCCTCTATCAAACAACTTAACAATTACGCAAATGAAATTTGAATACACTACTGAAAGTCTTTATGTCATCAATCGCTTTGAGGGCATTATTAGACATTATTGGAGTGACTACTCTAATCGACTTGCTCCATTAAAACAGTTTACTGATTTTGAATGGGGAAATTCTGGATGTATCGCTAATTTACCTTACTTAAAATATTTAGAGTACGATGCATTTATCTTTGTTGGTACATCAAAAGCTATAGATTGCTATCGTGGAAATTGGCATGAAAGAAGAGTTATTCCAGATTCTGCTACAGCAAAATTTATGATGACTATGTTTAATCTTTTAGACAAACCAAGTTTATCTATCGTATTAGGTCCTGACCAATACAGTTACTCTATCAATAATAAATACAGACCTAATTTTAATCTTATACCATTTTATGACCATAAGCTCTTAAGATTTCTTTTAGATGAATTTAAACTAAAAGGCTATAAGAATATCTTGGTTCATTCAAACATTGAATCGGACGGTACAATAGATTTCTCTAAAGATATTAAATATCTACTAAATCTATTCAAAGAATATGAGGAATAACTATGTTATTAGGATTACCTAGTCAAATGGGTATTAAAGTTAATCTTGATTTAACCCAGTATATCTCATTTAATTCATCTTCTGCTGCATACCATTTACATTATGTATCATTAACTAATTTAGTTCCATTTAATAATGATAGCTATCATATGCTATCAGAAAATATTACAGAATTTGATAAATCAACTAAAAGTTCATATTTACAGCAATTCTCTACTATATTTATTACACATGAAAAGATTAATACAGCCTATGTAAATAGTAGAATACTACACCAACTTTGTATCGGAGTATATGAACATCAAAGCAAACTCTTGAGGGAAAAATGGCAAAATTCCACACAACAGAACAATTACAAAAAATTGAACATTGGTTAAACTCATTAGCGTTCCCGTTGGAACGCTTACAAAGGTTAGAAGAACATTGTCCAATTATTCCTGTATACCTTGGTATAGATTATCAAGATTTGCCTCTACGAGGTGTAATGACATGGGACTACACTAAATACGAAGGTATTCAACTTAATATATTTTGCCATGAAGGTGCTTATCATAGAACATTCGCTTGTGGTAGATGGACAGCAGTTACCACTATTGAAGCTCTTCAACTCTTTTTTAAAAAATATAAGATTACTTATGCCGATGGAGTATTAAATGATTAAAAAATTATTCAGTCTTTTAGGATATGTTCCTAAAGAAGAAGTCACAATCTTTGTGAACGAGTTAAAAAAATCTACTATTCTTATGGATAGAGCAAGAGTTATTATAAAAAGTCTTAAGAAAAACATTAAGATTCTTCAGAAATCTCTTTCAGAAAGAACCAAAGAATACCAAAGTATTTCTTCTAAATTAGATTATAAGGTTAAACAACTTAACGCTAAAAACCTACGTTTATTGCGTAAACAAGGTGAGTTTAAAGAAGAAATTAAAAAACTTACGATAGTTAGTGAAGAATTAACCAAAGACTATCAGGAATTATTTGAAAATGCTCTATCTTCGATGCGACAAAGTGAATACTATAAAACAGTATCAGAAGCAGCAATAGAAAAGCTAGAGTATTTATGCTTTGGTTCAGTTCTACCAAAAGCTTTACGTCCATCTTCTTTGGACAGATACCAACATTTGTATAAACCGGTTACACCAACTTATTTTAAAGACCGTTATGGTCGTCCTGCTATTGGAGTTGAATATGGACAAAGTGAAGATTAAATACTGGGTAGAATGTATTACTGCAAATGGCATAGAATCATTCTCTACAGACGAAGAGATTCCAGTAGAAGCTCTTATTGCTATGGGTACATCTTTGCAAACACTTATGATTGATGATACCCTAAATTCCCTCGCAAATGACGCTGTAGCGATTATTGATTCTGGAGTGGACTGTTACGTCTCTAAAGATGAGGAAAGCTCTCTAGAGCCTTCTGAAGAAGATTTTGAACCACGTCTAAAACATATCACTACATACTACGGAGAATTCTAATGTTAGACAAATATGACACATTTCTTCGTAATCGCTTAAAAGAAACGAGAGGAACTGAACGTGAAGATTATTGGCTCAAAGAGTACATGATTTTCGAAAGTTATTTACAGGATATCAATGATGGTATCCCTACATCTTATTATCCCCATGAGGAATTTATGAAAAACCTTAAATGTATTTTTACTAACAATGATACAGTAAGCGATGTATTAGCTTATTGTTATGATGAACTACCTATCTTATCTTATAAAGATATTAAAGTAGGTAATAAAGACATTAGTACTCTTTCATTAAACCAGAATATTACTGTAAACTATGATACCCAAGACATTCTTATTGGTTCAGACCCTGTAACAGTAAACGGTTATAGTCTATTTACCTTAACTTCAGGAATCTTATAATTCTTCCATTATTTGATTGTAGAAAAGAAAAGAGTAAAAGAAAAGAATCTTTATTATAGTTTGTCAAGACCCCTTGTAAACAACTTTTTAACTGGTCCGACCAGTTGGAGGATATCTTGAAAATTCCTGAAAACTTAGACGAATGGGTAGAAAAACAACTGCAAGACCCAGAAGTACTTCAACGTGAACTTCTTAAACTACAAGAAGAGAACGAAACCCTCAAAAAACGCATTAAAACGCTCTTAGACGAGCTTAAAGACGTTATCCCTCATAATGGTACCACTAAACCTTTACAGCCCTTTGTAGCGTCTGCTAAGCAGGAATACGTACTATTAGAACATTATGAAAAAGGTTGGTTCTCAGAAAGAGAAACTAAACTTACTGTTCAATATAAAACAGGTAAACGTGTTTACGCTGTTTATCAAGAACGTAAAGGTTTATTTGCTAAAACTGCATCAAAAACATTTGATACATTTGAAGTAGCTATAAGATTCTTCAATAAGGTAACACTATGAATTATGTAGTAAGACAAGGTAAGCATACTAACGGAACCAAAGCTAATAAAGCTAAAATGCGTGCTATCAAGACTACACAAGATATTATGTCTAATTATACCATTACGCTTGTAATGGCAGACCAGTCTAATACTTGTAACACAGTATTCTATCGTGATATGCCTGCAAAGATTTCTCCGCAGTTAGCATGGCACTTTGAACACACTCGTTGTAAATGGGACATAGTATGTGGTGTAATTTGCAGAGACCAATCCGGTAAACATTATATTGATTTTGTTTCCTTCGGTTCAGTAGAAGAATGTATATTAGATGATTTATCTGATTTAGCTATTCAAACCTGTAAACAGTTATTTGAAGAATCACCTAAACTACACAAGCTTTGCCCATTCTATATGGCTCGTCCACAGAAAGAATGTGATGTATTACTTATTTTAGATACTATTCATCGTTATAAAGTATTGAACCGTATTGGTACAAACTTTGAGATAGATTGTCACTGTAAAGAAGTAGACTATCATACAGATGATAAATGGCATGAAGTATTACAAACCATTAAGTTTAATGAATTAGATTTGGAATTTATTGATGAAGATTAAAGTAATTTTAGTAGGTGCTTATGCACCTAATCATTCTATTTCAAATAATGTATTAGGAATCGGTTATCGTAAACTAGATGGCTCGTTTATACAGCCCTATATGTTCAAAGAAGACTTAATCAATTTTAAGGAACTTACTAAACATCAGATTATCGTCATGGGTAGAAATACATGGGAAGCTATTGGAAGTAAACCTCTTCCTGATAGAACCAATGTAGTAATTAGTCGTAACCCAGACTTTAAAGCTGAAGGTGCTAAAGTATTTCATTCTATTGAAGAAGTAATTACTTATTTTAAAGGTGCTGAACAAGTATTCTTTATTGGTGGAGCTACTATCTTAGAAGAACTTATTAAACACTATACTGTAGACGAATATATCATTACATTTGTACATGAATATATGTACTATTCTGATTACTCAGATGGTTATCTTATTACGTTTAAGTTATCTTTAGAAAACCATATTAAAAAATCTTCTAAATTCTTTAGAGGATATAATTATATGGATAACAAAGAACATGACTGTACTATTGCTCACTATATTCATAAGGACTCTCTATGAGACACTTTGTAACATTCAAAAAAGGTACTACTCTTTACGGTAAAGTAATGCCTTTCACTCAAATGAACCGTAACGAAATTCAAGACCGTTTAGTACAAGAATACTCGCAGATGTGGGATAAAATCTATACTGAACCAGAAGCTTCACGTGTACTTCCTGAAACACTTTTATGTACAGATAACTTTGTACCATTTGGTACAGAATGTCGTGATTTAAATGACAAATCTGTATCAGTAGCAAGTATTACTGATTGGTTCAAAAAAGCTAAACCTGAACCAACAATTCAAAATATTATTCAGCAGACTGCTTATCACTTTGAAGAAGTAGCTGAAATGTGTGAAGCTCTTGGTAACCAAAAGACAGCAGATGCTCTTATTGAGTATAAAGAGAAACTCTTATCTCTTACTGCTGCAGAATGTGAACTATTATGGAAACGTGCAGATAAAACTGCTCTATTAGACGCTTTATGCGACCAAGTAGTTACTGCAACTGGTGTAGCACAATATGCTGGCATGAACTTCGATGGAGCACTTACTGAAGTGAATAAGAGTAACTGGTCTAAATTTGATGAAGCCGGTAACCCTATCATTGACCCTAACGGTAAAATCCTAAAAGGTCCTAATTACTTTAAACCAGAACTTAAAAAATTTACAGGTGAAAAATGAAAGTAGAAATCTATGGTGCATCATGGTGTCAGCCATGTCAACGTTCTAAACAGTTATGTATCGAAAAAGGTTTAGATTATACCTTTAAAGACGTAACACAAGACCTAGAAGCTCGTGAAGAAGTTGAGAAACGTCTAGGTAAAAAGATTGACACTGTTCCACAAATCTTTGTAGACGGTCAATACGTAGGTGGAGAGCATGCTCTTCGCAATCATTTAGAATAAAAAGGAAGTGAAATGAAGATTAAATTTCTAAGTACATTATTAATCGCTGCATTTACTGCATTTCAAGTACACGCAGCAACTACTGGTAAGACATTACCAACAGAACCATACGTAGTAGATGGATATACTCCAGATACTCGTACTGCTGAAGCAAAAGAAACCTATGCTAACCGTGTAGTGAAATCAGATGTAGAAGGCAATAACCACAGTGTATTCGGTCAAGATAACACTGTAGAAGCTATTCATGGAAGTACATCTGTATATGGTAATCAAAACGTAGTAAAAGTTAATGCCAAAGACGGTAACATCTTTGGTGATGGTTCATCTATTGATGGTTATCAAAGTCAAGCTATTGGTGATAACAACCATTTATCTGGTGAACAGTTATCAGCAGTAGGTATGAACAATATCGTAACTGGTAACCATAGCCATGCATATGGCGGTGGTAACAATATCACTGGTGACCAAGCAACTGCAGTAGGTCATTACAACCTTGTAAAAGGTCATAATGCAACCTCTATCGGTTATGACAATAAAGTACTTTCTAATGAAGGTACTGGTGTTGGTGAACGTGTAGAAGTATCTGGTTTAAATGCTAGTGCATTTGGTTCATTAGCCAAAGCAACAGCAGAATCAGCTCTTGCATTAGGTTCTGGTTCACAAGCAACTGCAGACTCAGCAGTAGCTGTAGGTAACGACTCTGTTGCATCTCAAAAATCTTCTGTAGCTGTAGGTCAATCGTCTAAAGCAGATGGTGTATTTGGTACAGCATTAGGTGATAGCTCAAATGCTCTTGCAAATGGCTCTGTAGCGATTTCTGTAGATAGCCAAGCCAAAGGTATTAACTCTATGGCTATGGGTCGTAATGCTCTTACTACGCATGATAACAGCGTAGCATTAGGTGCAAACTCTGTATCTAAAATTGAGAAACCAGTAAATGAAGCAACTGTACAATCTATTACTTATAGTGGCTTTGCTGGTAATACTCCAGTAGCAACTGTATCTGTTGGTTCAGAAGGTAAAGAACGTCAAGTTGTTAATGTAGGTGCAGGTGAAATTTCTGCTACATCTACCGATGCAATTAACGGTTCTCAATTATATTTAGTAGCTGACCAAGTAGGTAAGAATGTTCAAGGTATTAAAGACAACGCAAAAGCGATTGCTGACAATACCAAAGCTATTCAAACCAATACTGCAGATATTCGTGCAGCAGAAGCATTAATCGACAAGAATGCAAAAGATATTGCTGAGAATACTAAATATATTCAAGCTGTAGAGAAGAAATTACCAGAAGTCACTGCAGGTGATAATGTAACTGTAACTACAAGTACAGACACAAACGGTAAAATCACTTATACAGTAAGCTCTAAAGACTTCCAACCAGCTATTGATAAAGTAGAAGCCAAAGCAGATAAAAATACTAAAGCGATTGAAACCAATACTAAAGATATTGCAGACAATAAAGCAAGTATTGCAGATAATGCTGCTAATATCTCTCATAACTCTGCTCGTATCAATGCAGTAGAAGTAGAAGCTAAGAAACACTCTGTAGTAAAAGCTGGTAAAAATACCACTGTTACTAAGACTCTTGGTTCAAAAGGTGAAGCTGTATATACCGTAGATGCAAACGTAGACCACTTAGCAACAAAAGCTGAAGTAGTAAACCAAGTATCTAAAGTCAATGCTCGTATTGATAGTGTAGATGCTAAAGTAAATGCAAATACTAAAGCTATCCATCGTTTAGACCGTGACGTGCGTAAAAACCGCAAACGTGCAGACGCAGGTATCGCTTCTGTAGCCGCAATGGCTAATATCCCGCAAGTATACCTTCCAGGTAAATCTGGTGTAGGCGTAGGTGTTGGCTACAAACACGGTCAATCCGCACTAGCAGTAGGTTATTCTCGTGCATCTGATAATGGTCATCACATTATCAAACTTTCTGCTGGTATTGATACTCAGAAAGATGTAACAGTAGGTGCAGGATACATGTACCAATACTAAAAATATTTAATACCATATAGGCTCTCTAACGAGAGCCTTTTTATTTTTAAGGAAACTGTATGAAACCTTGTAAAGAAGTAAGAGAACTTCGTAATGAAAACTACAAAAAGCTTTTAACTTACATTGAAAACAAAATTCTTAATAGCTTAAATAAAGGTTTTATTTTCATTGACGAAGATGAAGTTATCGAACATGACGTAAAGTTTAATGATAATCGTTGGATAGATTTATTAGAAGATGCCGGATATAAAGTAGAATATTGTAATAATTTTGTTACCCCTACTGTAGAAATCTCAGGATGGTAATATGAGCCAATGGATTAAATGTACAGAACGTATGCCTGAATTAGATGATGATGGACATAGTGAAATGGTACTCGCTTTAGATACCAAAAACATGATTCATCTAAATTTTTTAAGAGATGATGGATGGTTACTACCAGCAGAAGTTACTCATTGGATGCCATTACCTGAATTACCAGAGAAAGATTAATGAAACAAATTCTACAAACCATAATCTATATGGCTCTAGCTGTCTTAGCATGTGCATATATTGGGTACTTATTAGGATTTACTGCAGCGATAGCATATCAAGCATTTAAATTCTTTAGTTAAGGAATTTATATGAAAGTAGATAAATTTAGGTTAGAAGATGTATTTCCATCCGAAGATGGTAGTCTAAAACTTATTCTTATTGACCGTGAAGGCGATAAACATATACTTCATTATCCTAAAAGTCATGAACATGTTTATTTAAATGATATGTATTTCTTCATGAACCAAGGATATATCGTACTCGATAATGATTGCGTACCTGTAAACCCTATTATTCTTACTGATGATATGATAGGTAAGCAAGTTCAATTATTGAATGGTAAAGTATATACTGTTCGCAAACATGATATAGATAGTCATTATAAAGTAGGTGACTATATTTACGATTGTTTCGGTCATGGTAGGTTAATGCCTACAACAGAAGACTCTATCCCTTTAACTTATCATGTGTTAGGTCCTGTAGAGCTTAAGTATGACCCTTCCTTAAATTCTGCATTTAATGCTACAAGAAATAATTTTATATCTTCACCTACTATAAGCTTTATTGATTATTTGGATGCACTATGAAATACATAACAATAGACTCACTTGGTAAAAGACGTTTTGTCTTTGATGAAGAAGCTGCTCAAAAAGCTATGGATGAAGGTAAGATTGTAGTAGATGATAAATTTAATATCTTAAATCCTATTATTCTTACACCTGAATGTGATGGTAAGTTTGCTGTCATTAAAGAAAATGAACCAGCAAAATTTATTAAATATTACGCAGGTCAGGAATTAGGCTATGAAATTGATGAAAATCTTTACGACCCATTTGGACATTCTAGACCTTTACCCTCACAGGCTACTACGCTATCCCCAGATTACCGAGTGAAATATGTTATTTCTGAAAGAGGGACAAATTACTTTAGCCAACATGCTGTTGTAGACCTAAAAGCTTACAATAAGCTAAGAGAAAACCTTATAAAAGTTATTATCACAAGGAAAACTAAAAATGCAAAAACCAATTTTAAAATTACTACCTGAACCAGTAAACGGAGTTATTGGAAAATTCTTAATGGATAATACTGAATACTTTAAAGGTATTGAAGAAAATCTTCGTAAATACGGTACATCCTCTCATTTCGATGGTGGATACTTCAACGGGTATGTAGTAGTACTTCCAGAACATCCTTTTTATGGTAAAGACTATGATGAAGTAAGTAATTTATTATCTAAAAAGGGTTTCTATGTTCATGGTGGATTAACCTTCGCTAATGATGATAAAGACTTTTGTCCTGAACTCTCTAAACATTTCTCAGATTATTGGATTCTTGGTTTTGATACTCGCCATGCTAATGATACAGCAGCGTACTGGACTGAAGAACGTACATGGGAAGAAGCAGATAAACTTATGCAAGCAATAATCAATTATGGAAAATAAATATGAACGTTAAAGAACTTATTACTGAACTACAAAAATGCAACCCAGAAGCAACTGTACTTTATAATAATATGGAACTATTTGAAGTTGAAGGTTTTGATGGTAAAGCTTCAGACGATGTATTAATTGATTTACTCAGTGAACCAAATGTTCCAGTAGCTCAAGCTAAATCAATCATTATCTATTAGGTTAGTCCATGAAAACAGCAGAACAGCAATATATAGCAATATTAGAAGATTGCTATGAAAATGGTATAGACATTGTAAATGAACGTACTGGTTCAATTTGTCGTACTATTCTGAACCAAAGAATTCAATTCGATGGTAATGAGTTCCCTTTACTTACTACTCGTAAAATGTATTGGAAACAAGCTATCGGTGAAATGGTAGCTTATATTCGTGCCTATGCTGACTTACGTGATTTCCATAAACTAGGCGTACATACTTGGGACGCTAATGTAAAAGCTTGGCATAGTATTCATAAATATAATGATTATGATACCGGTACAATTTATGGTGCAAGTGCAGAGCAAGTAGACTTTGGATACCAAGATTTAATAGAAAGTATTAAGTCTAAACCAAATGATAGAGGTCATATTTGGAGCTTTTGGAATCCAAGTTATTTTGAACTAGGCTGTTTACGTCCTTGTATGTACTCACATCAATTTAGTGTGTTAGATGGTACTTTACATTTGACAAGTACCCAAAGGTCCTGCGATTGGGTACTCGGAGGGGCATTTAACATTGTTCAATGCTGGTTCTTATTAAACATTACAGCAAAACTTACTGGTTTAAAAGTAGGTACTGTAACGTGGAATATCACTAATGCACACATCTATGGAAATCAAATCCCGTTAGTACCAATTCAGTTAGAAAGACCTATGTACACTCCACCAAAACTCATTATTAAAGATAATTTTAATATGGATGCACTTATGGTTCTATTGGATAAAGATAACTTTGAAGATTACTTCGAACTTCAAGATTACAAACACCATCCTGCAATCAAATATCCATTCACAGCATAGGGCTCTAACGAGCCCTTAAAACTTAAAATATTTAACATAGGAGATTTCATGAAAAAACTATATTCATTTTTAGCTGCTGGATTAATAGCATTAAGCTTGACTGCTTGTGATGATTCTGAAGTTGCTACACGTAACTTAATTAAAGCAGCAGATAACTTTGAAGTTAATAGACGTATTGTGTTCTATAACGGTATTACAGATACATACATGTTAGAGATTGAAGGACGTTGCTCTATTGATTTAAATCAGAACAACACCGCATTTAACGTTATTTGCGATGTAGGTAATGGAAATTACAAACGTCATACATTAGTTTTATCAGATAACGTAACAGCATTCGTAGAACAAATTGAACCAAATAAAGTAAGTAAAAACTTTTATAGAGTTACATTTAAACCATCAACAATCATCCCTAACATTGATGTCCGTTAATAAAAACATTTAAGCAAATAATCAAAAAAGCCCGAATGGGCTTTTTATTTTTAACAAACTTTTCAACAAACAAGGAAAAATTCATTATGACTACATTAACATTATCCCCAAACCAAGTTAAAGAACGTTTACGTGTATCTTTAAAAGCAGATGTACCATGTTTTATCATGGGTTCACCTTCTACTGCTAAGTCTCATACTGTACGTGCAGTATGTGAAGAAGAAGGTTTATATATGATTGACGTTCGTCTATCTCAATTAATGCCATATGATTTGTGCGGGATGCCTAAAGTTATGGAAATGACTAATGCTAATGGTGAATCTGGAGCATTTAGTACATATATTCCATTTGATACATTCCCATTAGAAGGTTGTGAAATTCCACAAGGTTACAAAGGCTTTGCAATATTTTTCGACGAAGCAAACCAAGCAGACAAATACGTACAAGGTGCTTTATACCGTATCGTATTGGACCGTATGGTACATACTTATAAACTTCATCCTGAAACTCGTATCGTGTTAGCCGGTAACAAATTATCTGATAACGCAGTAGCGACTAAAATGTCTTCAGCATTAAAATCACGTATGACGTGGATTAATGTAGAAATCAATAAAAAAGAATTCTTACAATTCGTAGAAGATGGTGTAGTACGTGGTGAATGGGACCCACGTGTAGCAGCATTCTTAAACTTCCGTCCAGAACTTATTAACAACTTTGACCCTAAAAAAGAAGTTGAAACTTATGCTTGTGGACGCACATGGGAATTCTTATCTAAAGAATTACAACATGGCTTACTCGATTTAGGTCAAGATATTTATATTCCTGCTATTGCAGGTACTATTGGTGAATCTGCTGCTGCAGAATTCAATGGTTTCTTGCAAATCATGAATAGCTTACCTAGCTTAGCTCAAATTGAAAAAGACCCATTAAAAGCACCTTTACCAGTAGAAAATGGAGCTAAGTATGCATTAGGTGCATTCTTAGCAGATAAAGTGAATAAACTTAATGTAGACGCTGTTGTAGACTATTTAGAACGTATTGATGAAAAAGACTTAATGGTTTTAGCATATCGTATGATTCTAGGTCGTTATCCACAATTAGCGACAAACAAAAAAGTACTTAACTCATTAGGTGCTATTCGTCATAAATTAAATAACCAACCGTAGGCATTAATATGAACCAAGAAAAAGAATATGAATTTACTGAGCAGAACTGCTTAGATGACTTCAAAGAAGCGAAGTTACGTCTTATTAATAAACCACATAATGCTTTCATTGGTTCATTATTATATGACTTAGCTTTTGAACCTTCACGTGAAGTGAAGTCTGTTATGCTCGATTCCATGAACCACAGTATTAGAATCAATCCTGATTTCTTCTGTGGTATGACACACGAACAACAAGCATCAGTACTTGCTCATGAAGTATATCATTATGCTCTTATGCATGATGTACGCCGTGGGCATCGTAATCCCCAACTCTATCAAAAAGCTGCAGACCAAGTAGTAAACAACTTGTTAGAACAAGGCGGATTTGAACTTCCAATGGGAGTAGAATGCGATTCTAAGTATCGCAATATGAGTACTGAGCATGTTTATAATCTCATGGAACATGAGCAGAAAAATAACAATAATCAAGACCAAGACCAGAACCAAAACAACAATGACCCTTTAGGTAACGACTTACCACCTGATAGTGGTAATGGAGGTTCTAGTAACAATAACCAGATTAACCGTATGCAGCAAAACATCATGAAAGCTAATGCTTCAGAAGAGCTGACAAACGGACATGGCATGACGCATGGTAATTCTGGTTCTGTATTTGAACAGTTATTTAAAGACATTAAAGAAGGTAAACTCAGTTGGATTGAAATCCTTCAAGAGTTTCTTGATGACTTTGTTCAAGGTGAGCAAGACTGGTCTAAGTTTAACAGACGCTACTTACCATATGATTTATATCTTCCAGATACACAATCAGAGAATAAAATCTCAAAAGTAGCAGTAGCATTTGACGTATCTGGTTCTGTTACAAAAGCTCAGATTAAAGCATTCTTAAACGAAATGAAGGTCATTAAAAACCAATTAGACCCAGAAACAATGGATGTGGTTTCTTTTAACCATGAAATTGTAGATATCTTCAAGATTGAGTCTAATGATGACTTTGATGAAGTTAAGATGAATATTGATGGCGGTACAGATTTAGACCCTGTATTTGACCATTATATGAAACCAGAGAATCAACCAGAATTCTTAATCGTATTCTCTGATTTATATTGTGATAAACGCAAAAAGAAAACCCCATTTGAAACTATCTGGATTTGTATTGACCATCCAGATGCACATGTAAACTTTGGTAAATTAATTCATATTACTAGCGAGGAATTAGAATCATGACCAACATTTTTAATATTATTATGAATTTAGCAAAACATTTGAACCAATCTACCGTAGATAAACTACAAAAGAATGTAGATGCATTCTTAGATAAACTTGGTACAAATGGTAAACCATTAAATCATCCTGAATTCTTTTTACCACATTCCGAATCACCACGTTATGCAAACGGTAACTATAAGCAAGACTTTGCAGAAGTAGAATTATTAAGTGATGAAGACTTGCAGACTGCAAAAGAATTATTCGAACTTCACCACACTTACACTACTGAAAGTGCAAAAATCTTAAAATATTTTAAAGCTACCACCATGCGAGCAATTCTCGTATTAGCCAGTGCAACAAACCAACAAGCTACACAAATCTTGTTGGATATTCTTCCTGATTTTGTAAAACAAGATTCTAACTTGTTATCTAAATCTGGCTTAGATGATGATGAAATTAAACAGCTTCAAGCTGGTGAATTCAAATATCATAATCTCTTTGCTAACAAAGAAGATGAAGAAAAATTATTAAATGAGCTTAAAGACCCTGAAGTCTTTGAGCTTATGGAAAAATATTATGCATTAGAGCTTTTAACAAACTTCTAAAATAGGGGTACAATGTACCCCCTTTTATGGAGTATGTATGAAAAAAGTTTTATTAATGTATAAAGGAAGACTTACTGACCGTGAGTTTAAATCTACATACCAGAAGGCAATAAAACAACATCTTGGTACAAATGTAGATATAGAACTTATGCCGGTATATCATCCCAATGGTATGAAGAAAGTACCAAGGGCTACTCAGAAAGATTGGCTTAAAGAGGTCGAACCAGTTCTTAGTAATTTTGACTATATAATGGTATCTGAACCAGAATACTTTAAGGTAATCTCAAAGCAGACTAAAGCTGAGAGTAACATTGGACTTATCTTTGATACGGATTATGGAAATAAAGTTTTATACTTACCTTCCTCACAAGCTGTATTTTTCAATCCTGATAAAGCTAACCAACAAATAGACCAGTGCCTGTCTGCTCTTTCTGCAGATATTAATGGTAATTACTCTGAGATTGGTTCAGATATAGTACACTTTGCAGCATATCCTACAACAGTAGAAGGTATTGCAGCATGGCTAGATAAACTTAAAGAATATCCCGCTCTTACATGTGATATCGAAGCCAAATCCCTTAAAGTAACAGAAGCTGGTATTTATACGATTGGTTTCGCTTGGGATAAGCATCATGGAATATGTTTTCCAGTAGATGCTATTCCTGAGCAAAGAGAAACAGTTCGTAATCTTCTATTGGAATTCTTTGAAACGTATAATGGTAAGCTTATCGTACATAAAGCAAACTACGATATTCCTGTTATAAATTACACTTTATTTCAAAAAGAGGATATTACTGATGTTGAGAACCAAGTTAGAGGTCTTAATAGACTTTGTAGAAATCTTGATGACACTCTGCTTATTACTTATTTGGCTACCAACTCTTGTGCTGGGAATACTCTTGGTTTAAAAGAGTTAGCACAACCGTTTGCCGGTAATTGGGCAGTAGACGTCTCAGATGTGACTAAAGTAGATTTACAAGAGTTAATGACGTATAACCTTATTGACTGTTTATCTACTTGGTATGTTTATGAAACCTACTATCCTAAGATGGTAGAAGATGAACAAGAGCAGCTCTATAAAGAGCATTTTTTACCGTACCTTAAAGACAATATGCGTTGTCAGCTTAATGGTCTTCCAATAGACCTACAAGAAGTTACAAAACTTAAAGCTGACCTTCTTGATGAACAGAAAAGACTTCTAGAGTATCTTACTTCTAGACAGGCTATTCGAAATGCAGAATACCAAATTGCAGAACATTTAACGTTACAGCGTAACGCTAAACTCAAGAAGAAACAAACTACTGTTAAAGAAAACTTACAACCTTTCAACTTTAGCAGTGGAAAGCATCTTATGGTACTTCTCTACGATATAATGCAATTACCTATCGTAGATTTTACGGAATCCAAGCAACCCAGTACTTCTAAAGGTACAATGGAAAAGCTTATGAACCATACAGAGAACCAAGAATATAAAGATATTCTTATATCTCTTATGGAACTTTCAGATGTAGAAAAAATGCTAACTACATTTATTCCACCATTTGAACAAGCTCATGTTGATAAACATGGACAAGCTAGATTATTGGGTTACTTTAACTTTAACACGCTATGCCAAAAGCGTAAGAGCTTCATATAAGAAATTATATGTCGAAAGCTGCCTAAAAAGGGAAACTCCTACTTGGTTATTTTGTTACAATGCTTTAAAATATCCATTTTAAACACAAGAGGACAACCCTATGCTAAATAACAATGAAATTTGGAAACAGTGTACTCATATTCATGAAGTAAGTAACACTGGAAAAATTAGAAATATCTATTCTAAAGAAGAATTAAAACTTCAATTTAGTACAACTGGGTACTATTACTTTACTGTAAGAAATTTTGAGAATAAAGCACGCAAACATTTAAGAGTTCATGTGATGGTTGCAAAAGCTTTTATTCCTAATCTAGAAGGTAAACCCCATGTAAATCATATTGATGGTAATAAATTGAATAATACTGTATCTAATCTAGAGTGGTGTACACATACTGAAAATATGTTACATGCAAAAAATTCTGGATTACTTTCTAAAAAACCTAGAACAACTGGGCAAAAATTAGGAAAAACTTCAAAATACCATAATGTCTCTTGGTCTGAACAAAGACAAAGATGGTGTGCCGGAGTTACAGTAAATAAGAAACGAGTAATGTCTAAACGTTTTAAAACTGAAGAAGAAGCTGCATTACACGTTAATTACATTATAGATACTCTACAGTTAAATATTCCAAAAAATATCATTGTTTAAATGCCCAACGACTATCCCTGAAATGGGAGTAGGACCAAGTGGTTCGAAACGGCAGCCACCCTAACAGATAATGCTGAGGGTGTTGATATAGTCTGTTCTGCATAGAAATATGCAGCAGTTCATCAGAGAACGCATAGTAATTAACGACTACTATGGAACATAAAGAGGCGGTACTGTATCAGGCAGATTAAGCTCAAGTAACATCAATTTACAACAGCTCCCTGCTACATCATCTCGGTTCGCTAAACCTATTAAGCGATGTTTTAAATCTACTGCTGAATGGATATTCGTTGGCTTAGATTATGCAAGCTTGGAAGACCGTATATCAGCTCTTACTACAAAAGACCCTAACAAACTAGATGTTTATATTAAAGGCTTTGATGGTCACTGTTTACGTGCTTATGCATATTTTCAGGACCAAATGCGAGATATTGAAGATGAATTTTCTAGAGCTACTTCTCCAGAAGAGCAAGTAAAAGTCATCAATAGTATTGCAGACCGCTATCCTAAGTTAAGACAAATGAGCAAATCTCCAACCTTTGCACTTACTTATCAGGGTACGTATTTAACTCTAATGAAAAACTTAGGATTTAGTGAAGCTTTGGCTAAACAAATTGAAGCTTCCTATCATCAGTTATATAAGGTATCTGATGAATGGGTACAAAAACATCTAGAACAAGCTAAGATTGATGGCTATGTTACTGTAGCCTTTGGTTTAAGAGTACGTACTCCAATACTTAAAGCTAAACCAGATTCATCTTTAGCAGCAGCAGAAGGACGAACTGCAGGAAATGCTTTAGGTCAAGGATGGGGTATGCTAAACAGTAGAGCCATGAATAAAGTAATGGAACAAGTAGATGCTATGGGTTTAACCCAAGATATACTTCCTGTTGCTATGATTCATGATGCTACATATTATCTTGTACGAAATGATGTTAAAGTCATTGAAACAATAAATCGTTTAGCAGTAGAACAAGCTTATTGGAATAACCATCCGGATATCTACCATCCAGAGGTAGGACTCGGAGGTCAATTAGATTTATTCTATCCATCTTGGGCTACACCTATCACTTTACCAGAAGAATGCGATGAAAATTGCTTAATTGAAACAGTACAGGAACACTTGGAGGATTAAAAATTTCCAATGGGTAAACCAACAGACAAACAACTGCTCGAACGTAAAGAGCAGATTGAAAATGAAATTGCTAATCTTGAAAAACGTATCTCAGGCTTAGAATGGGAACGCAGAGAGATTATCAATTACCTTAATCTAAACAAAGGTGAGACAGATGTTACAAAATCAGACTAATCTGCCATTACCTTTAGCAGTATGGTTAGCTACTGATGAATATCAGTATGCTAAATACGCAAATGAAATCAGTACTACTACCTTACTGAAATCCCTTCGCTATATTATTGGTTCAAGAAGAGCTATGTATCCGGATGAATTTCCAGAACATCTCAGACCTGAACCAACAACAGAAATTGTTATTCCAGATATCCAAGAGAGAATTGCTTCTCGAATGGGTACAGCAATGCATAGTTCTTTAGAATATGCTTGGACAAACAATTATGCTGAAGCGATGAAGGAACTCGGTATCCATCAAAATACGATTGATAAAGTTGTTATTAACCCAGAAACAGTAGAACCAGACCAAATTCCTGTATACTTAGAACAACGTGGTTACAGAGAACTAGAAGGATTTACTGTATCAGGTCAATTCGACATTATCATAGATGGAGAATTACATGACCTTAAGACCACCAGTACCTACTCATGGACAAGTGGCTGCAATGATGAAAAGTACATCATGCAAGGTAGTATTTATCGTTGGCTTAATCCAGAACTTATTACAAAAGATACTATTACTATTAATTTTATCTTTACTGATTGGCGTAAGTTGGATTCGATGACTAATCCAAATTATCCACCAGCAAAATGCTTTTATAAGCAATATAAGTTATGGTCTTTAGCCGATACTGAAGCTTGGCTCAGAAACAAACTCAAACAACTGAATAAATACTGGCACATGCCTTTAGAGCAAATTCCTTGTTGTTCGGAGAAAGAATTATTCTCTAAACCAAGTACATTCAA